AAAGATAAGTGTTTATTTCATTCAGTTAAAGAAGAAGAATTCGAAGCTACTTGGAGGACGCTCAACAATATGGTAGGAATTATGAAAACTGACTACAATGCTGAAGACTTATCATATGAGGAATTGTTTGTAAATAAAGAAGTTGTATTAAATTCTTCTCATTGACAAACACATATATACACTGTAAAATTGATCTGAAGGTTTAAAATTTTTTATGGCAAAAGGATTTACTGTTAAAGCAGCATCACCAAAACCCAAGACTGAAGAATGGGATTATGATGCGATTAAAGAAAGAATGCGAGGAAAGAGTATTGTTTTCTGTCTTCCTGGAAGAGGATGTTCATATATCTTTCTCAAGGCATTTGTACAACTTTGTTTTGATCTAGTTCAAAATGGAATGAGTATTCAAATCTCTCAAGATTACTCATCAATGGTGAACTTTGCACGTTGTAAGGTTCTTGGTGCAAATGTACTTCGTGGACCAAAGCAAGTACCTTGGGATGGTAAATTAAATTATGATTATCAACTCTGGATTGATAATGACATTGTTTTTGATACTCAAAAGTTCTGGCAACTTTGTGATGTTGCTCTCCCTGCTGAAGGAGAAGAGCGTGAAATTGTCGCAGGTTGGTACTGTACTGAGGATGGACGCACAACTTCTGTCGCACACTGGTTAGAGGAAGATGATTTCCGTAAGAATGGTGGTGTAATGAATCATGAAACCATTGATTCCATTACGAAGCGTAAGAAGCCTTTCACAGTTGATTACACTGGATTTGGTTGGGTATTGATTAAGAAGGGTGTCTTTGAGAATCTTGAATATCCTTGGTTTGCTCCAAAGATGCAACAGTTTGAATCTGGGCAAGTTCAAGATATGTGTGGCGAAGACGTTTCATTCTGTCTTGATGCAAAAGAAGAAGGCTTTGAAATCTGGTGCGATCCTCGTATTAGAGTGGGTCATGAGAAAACTCGTGTTATCTAATGGAAAAATCTTACAATCTTTTATATAAAGGGCGTAAAATCTATACAAACCTCAGTGCAGAAGAATGTACTGAGGTTCTTCAAGACTTCTCTGAAAGATTTTTTTCAGGAGAAGACATTGATCCAAACTTAATTGAACTGGAGGAAACTTTAAATGGCTAAAGGTGGAAGTAATAAAGTAGTGTTCGAACCCGGCGCTCCTAAGAAGACTCGTCAGGGACGTTCTGCTCGTACATTACTGAGTGCAACGTCTCGTAATGGACGCAAGAAAAAGTATAGAGGACAAGGCAAATAACATAGATAGAGCAGGAGTAACCCTCCTGCTTTTTTATTTTTTACTATGGCATACTTAAATCACAATCTTCCAACATTTACTTGTTATATTCGTAATGAATTTCTTTATAATCATAAAAAAGGTCACGGTGAGGTGACTTTATGTGATGTACACTCAGTAGCATCCTTAGAGAAGCGTGTACCCCTCTTTGAAGCGTTTTTAGAGAATGGAGTCAATTGGACACGAAGACCTATTCATGCATTTTGTTGGAAACCTGATGCTCCAGTTCCAAAATTAGAAGAATGTATGTGGTGGGATTGCTTTTCTCCTTATGTTGATGTACAAGTTCGTTCAAGACTGGCTAACTTACGTGCTGAATTAATTAACTATAGGGGAGAAAAGAATGAAGGAACCTACTTGTTCACTCTTGATTGGTCATGGGAATCAAAATCTACATTGAATACAAATTTCAGCGAAACTCCAGAACATAAATGTGCTCATTTTTTCAAGATGGATAATGGAAATTTCTATGCATATCCTAATAATAAGATATTATGGTATGATGATGCATGGATTCGCAATAGAATTACCAAAAATCCTGGTTATGAGATTGATTTAATTGAATATTCTGTCGAAAATCGTCGTAAAATAGAAACATCAGATGATTTTATGTACGAAGTTAAAGAAATTCGGGATAGCAACCCCGTAAAAAGTTCTGATTTAACAAATCAGGAGCTAAAAAATGACCAAAAGAGTCGATAAAGACCAAAATTTCATGAAAAATCAGTGGGGAACAGAATTTTTATCGTCAGAATACGGTTGGGAGTCGAAAATTGAGCAAAAAAAGATGCTTCGTGAGATAAATCATGACGACTTAACTCCCAAAAAACACAATTTTACGGTCCAAAACGAAATTCACTCAAAAATTCGCAATGATGATGATTATGATGACTGGGAATACGGAACAGAACCCATATTTCGGTAATAAATAAGATAGAATTAAAGTATATTGAATGCCCGTAGAGCGAGTTAGTAAACAATTTAAGGATATTAGCTTGTCTTTGCAAGTAAATCCATTAAATTACGACTTAATTGATATTAAAAACGAAACTGCAATTGCTCGCTCTATTCGTAATCTTGTATTTACATTACCAGGTGAAAGATTTTTTAATCAAAATCTAGGGTCAAGAGTATCTCAAAGTCTTTTTGAAAACATTGATGATGTTTCCGCATCAATACTTCAAGATGAAATTCAAAATACAATTATAAATTATGAACCAAGAGTTGATTTGATTAGTGTGGATGTTAATCCAAATTATGATGATTATGAGTTTAATGTAACTGTAAGATATTATATTGTTGGAATTGATGCATTACCACAACAACTTACGTTCGCACTACAATCAGTCCGATAATGTCTCTAGTTAATTTCACCAATTTAGATTTTGATCAGATTAAAGTATCAATTCAGGACTATTTGAGATCCAACTCAAATTTTACTGATTATGATTTTGAGGGCTCTAACTTATCAGTACTCATTGATATGTTAGCATATAACACCTATATTGCATCGTATAATGCAAATATGGTGAGTAATGAAGTTTTTATTGATAGTGCAACATTAAGAGAAAATGTTGTTTCATTAGCAAGAAATATTGGATATGTACCAAGATCTAGAAAAGCAGCAAGAGCAAATATAAGTTTTTTCGTTGAAGTATCAAATTCAACAATTAATAGTGTTACATTAAAAAGTGGGTCAGTATGTAACACATCTACCTTTGGAGTAAGTGGCGGAACATTTTCAATACTCAACGATGTTACTGTTCCCGTTATAGATGGTATTGCATCATTTGATTCAATTGATGTTTATGAAGGCACTTATGCAATTACAAATTTCACTGTAAGTCCAAATGTAGATGGATATAATAATCAAAGATTTATACTTGAAAGTAGAGGTATAGACACAACATCTTTAAAAGTTTTAGTTAGAGACACTGTTTCAAGTTCATCTTATAGAAAATTCACAAACTCTTCAAGTATTTTGGATGTAACTGAATCATCTAGAGTTTTTTTCATACAAGAAATTGAAGATGAAAGATATGAATTAATTTTTGGTGACGGTATTTTTGGACAAAAACTCCAAGAAAACAATTTTATCGAAGCTTCTTATTTAATTTCAAATGGTTCTAGTGGTAATGGATTTTCTTCTTTTAATTTTACGGGTATTTTAATAGATGATGATGGAAATACTTTATCTGGAAATGTCTCTTTAATTACAACAAATATTATTTCTACTGGTGGATCTGAAATTGAATCTATAAATTCGGTCAGAAATTTTGCTCCAAGACTATATGCATCACAAAATAGGGCTGTAACTGCATCTGACTATGAAACATTGATTCCTAAAATATACGAAGAAGCTGAATCTGTAAGTGCATTTGGTGGAGAAGAATTAAGTCCACCACAATATGGAAAAGTTTTTATTACAATTAAACCCACTTTTGGTTCTTTTCTTTCCAATACAACAAAAGATTACATTAAAGATAGTCTTAAAAAATATGCAGTTGCTGGAATTGTACCTGAAATTTTAGATTTAAAATATTTGTATATTGATCTCGATACAAAAATCTATTATGATTCAAATTCATCAATCAGCCAAAGTTCTTTAATATCTAAAGTTACTAATAATATTCTATCCTATTCAAAATCAGAAGAACTAAACAAGTATGGAGCAAAATTTAAATATAGTAAATATCAAAAATTA